GAGCATAGCTCTCCGCAACTCAAAATATGATGGACTGGTCTTTGCGGTCTCAATCCATCGACACACGATATAGAAATATAATAAATAGTAAAGTTCTTAGCAAGCCGATTCTTACTAAGAGAGAGCACGATACTCTCTGCAGAACACACAATCATAGACCTGTTTTGTATAATTTTGAATGTAGAAAGAAGGAAAATTATTATATAAAAAAGGACATTGAAAAATGAAAAGTTGTACTGAATTTTTAACTAACTATTTTAATGGAGATGTTATGAATAAAAAGTTAATTCGTCTACAATTGTGTGCTCAACAGAAAGTATCACCCATGACTGTGATATTCTGTATTGTTAGTCGAATCTAAAACCTCACTTTAGGATGATGAAAATTTTGTTCTACTTTCTTTTTAGCTTGTTGGCTATTATTTTCGGCAATAAGGAAATAGCTCAAGATTGTTCTAGCAATGTGGGAAAGAGTATTAAAGCGTTAAGATATACATTGTTTTCTAAATTTCATTTAAGTTGCTATACACTATTTATAACACGCAGGTGTAATAGTTGCGTCGAGGTGATATACTACTTTCAGTTTTCTAGCTTGCACAACTTAAAGAAATCCTTTAATTATTTTCTAAATTTATTTTTGCGAAATTTTTGTCGGGTTGTCATGGTAGGCCCAAAATAAAAAGAAGAGAACGACATCTAAGTCATCCTCCTCTCTATTATACACCTGGAAAATAAAAAGTTTTATTTAAATCCCTGCATACGACGTTCAATACGAACGCCTTCAATAACATTAGACATTGATACAATCTGTTTCATGATTGCACGAATATCTTTAGGGTTTGGGTTATCGATATCCATTGCACCTAGCTGATACAATCGGCATTCGAAAGTCATATTTTCTGGTTTCTTGTCGTATTCCAAACAGAACAATGCACAATAAATCCAGAGTTGTTTAAACGAGGGCTTAGATACACCAGTCTTCAAGTCATGAACTTGTAAGTGTTTCTTCTCCTCATCGTAGTAAATAGCATCAGCAGTACCAAAACACTCGTCAGAGTAATATAACAATATTTCAGACGACATTGGTTCGTCAAACATTGTGAGAGCGTCAATAACAAATTGGTTAAGTGCATTCTCGTTGTTTTCAGGCATGATACTATACAATATCATATTGGATGCTAGTTCGTGCATCTTAGTGCCGTCTTCCTTAGAATAATTATTCCAAGTTACACGACGCATCTTATCAGGGTCATAATTCAACCAATGATACCCCGATGGGCTAAGTGTCGCATGGCGTCCTTCTAATCGCCAGTGGTCATTCCATTCCATTTAATATCCTCTCTGTAGTGAATAGTTGTGTTGATTTGGGTCTGCTTCCATTGGTGTTTCAAGAGTCTGAGTAATATTCATCACTCCAACTTCCCATCCAACGCTGTTGATATAATACTTATCATCTGTATCCTTCTTAAGATTAATAGTAACACGACGATTTTCTTCAGCAACCTTTTCAATAACGGTCTTCATTTCAGCTACAATAGCATCACGGAAGGTACCGAAGGTTTGTCCAGAACCATCTTTAATCTTGAGAGTTCCAGCAATGGTCTTATTAGCGTCGTATACACCGTCAAGGATAATAGGTGCATTAACCATACGGAAGTTGATTTCACCGTTGTCTTGTTTAACCCAGCGTTCCATCAACATTGGTTCATAGCCTTCACTGTTCTTGATAAACTGAGCAGCATTAAGACAACCATTCAAGTCAACGTCATCAAAACCGTAGTTCTTGATATACATAGCTTCAGCATATCCAATAACTAGTTTAAAATCATTTTTATCAAATGTAGCAGTCATAATAACTCCTTAATATTTAAAACGGTTAGTGAAATGTTTGTAGTATTCAGTAGCATTATGGAATAGATTACCAGCACGGTATTCAACAATGTCACTAGACTTATTGTAAGTGAAATATGGTGCAGGGAATGTTACTTCAGAGAATTCTTTACCATCAAGACTCATATTATCAGCTCCTTGAGATACAGATTGTCCTGTAATACGTTGTAAAGCTTTCATAACGTCACTATCACAAGTATAATCAAATACAAATCCAGGAATATAAGGTTGTTCGATTTGGTTTGTAGATGAGTTGTAATCTGGTTGGTATGTAGATGCACGTGTAACATTGATGATCGTGTTAAAGTTAGCTAGATATTTAAATGTCTTACGAGCATTATCGTGCTGAGCAGGTTCATCAGTCTTAACAAGGATTAGGAATTCGTCTTGTAAATCGTTAATCTTTCGTTGAATATGATCAAGCCCCATATCAAGCACTTCAACAACACTTTGCGTGTATGGTTTTTGATACATCGCGTAGTATTTAGTTTCAAGGTCAATACTATCTGTGATAGAGTCCAACACTGAGTGGTCAATATGCGTTTGTTCTTTTTGGATTTCCATCCATTGCTTAGTATCTTCTAGAGAAAGGTTATCATACACAGACCATTTGTCGCTGTTATAAGGTGTTTCAAAGTCTGTAAATGGGACGTAGTTACCATTCTTCATTACAGCAATGTAACCTACAGGTAGAGCAGCGTATCCAGAAAATGCTGTATCGTAGAGGTTCATAATTCCTCCACGTGCACCACGAGCTCCTGCTGGAGTTGGGTCATTCAAATCGCTACCATCGTTAGCAAGAACAGGTTTACGATATCCAAACCCAAGAGCATACTTAGGAATGAACATGAGGATTGAATCCAAATCCACAATACTTGACATTTGAATGTCTTTTTTATCTTTTGTTTCGATATCCCATGCATAGTTAGTTAGTTTTAGTTTCATTTAATTTCTCCTTAGTAAACTCAAGCCCGTAATACTTCTTAGCAAAGGCTGAGTTATTGAATGCTTTCTTGTTCTCAATCGCCACCATGATACGTTTATCGATGACAGCATCAGACAAGAAGTAATAGTAATATAAATCTTTATACGAAGTGTTAAGTCGGTCTATACGACCTTCAGCTTGTTCCATCTTGCGGTAAGACGAGTTTAAAGACCAGAACACCATACAGTTAGTTGTAATACAATTCCAAGCCTCAGCAGCATTGTACTGGACAATATACCACCATTTATCTCCTGTAGGTACATTCTCGTGCTTCATTCTATTCCAAGCAGCCCATTTCATACCTATCTTCTCTGCTTGTTCAACAATCATCTCATACTCGTAAGTGTAGTTGTAGAACACAATAATACGATCATATTTTTCAGTTAGTTCTAACAACAATATAGCACGAGTTGGGCTTGTATTAACAACACGTCTTAGACAATGTGTGAATTCCGATGCATTCTGAATAGGCATACCTGTGTCATAATTAAATCGTTCTTTGACAATCAGATTATACTTATCCACGTTGTAATATGCATGCTTAACAGACTTATGTCTTACTGTCTTACGTTTATCGTCCATCTTAACAAGTATTTGTTCGCGTAGAGCATTTAGTTTACCCGTACCAACATATCGTTGTACTGCAGGGAACTTCACATGCGGATTCCAAATAACGTGTTGGTTACAGAAGTCTGTCTTGTGTTTATAAAATCCATTAGCACAAAACAGAGGAACGTAATCCATCCATACGTCTCCTGGAGTCGCACTTGTCATTATCCAAGCGTTGTTATTAAACCTTGCTAAATGTATGAATGTTCTAGCCCATTTACCATACCCGATAGCTCGTTGTTCGTCAAAGATAATACAAGCGTCTCTCACCTTCTTGTATTTCTCAATGTTATTCCAGCTATCAACCATATACCTATCTTCGCTAATACCACAAGCCTCAATAGACTCATGCCAGTCTGGTTTTGTATGGCCCTTCTTAACCATATCACGCGCAGACGGAGTTGTGATTACCAACAACGGTCTATCTGGGTAGTTCTTTAAATACCAGAATATAGACACAAATGTCTTCCCCGAACCAACTCCACCTACAAGGACATTACCGCTAGATAGTTTATTTAAAGCTATTTCTTGATCTTCGTATAATTCGATTTCACCAAATTTAATCGCCATAGATAACCTTGTACATATCTTTAGCTTGTTCTACTGTGACTTCAGGAATATAGTTATCATCTTCCTTGATAAATAGATTATCAGCCTCAGACCAAACAAACCCGAACGAAATCATCAATCTTTCATACTTATAAAAATCGTCCATAGTTCTCCTCTCTAATGGGCGAATCTCTCGACATGGCCCGTCGGATTAGAATAGAAACTCTTTTAATTCTTCAAGAACTTCTATCTCATTTTCAGGATATATAAACCTAGCAAAACCAAACTCCTTGTTTAGAGTCTCAATATACCATGGTTGATTAGGTCTTGCTGGCGCCTTACTATTCTTTTTAAATTCAAGAAATGCGACCTTACCTTTGTAGAATACGACACGGTCTGGGAAACCTTGTATAATGTTCGGGTCATTCTTTTGCACCCAAATATGGTCATCCCATTTCCGTATAGTAGCACATACTCTACGCTCCAAATAAGACTCTAAAGGCATTAGTCAAATGGGAGTTCTGGTTCATCAGCAGTGTCTTGACCAAGTACGTATTTTTGATAGAACTCGTCTCCACCACCTGAATATGGTTCTGTGTGGAAGTAGATTGCATTCAAATACAAGTTGAACCCTGATTTGTTTTGATAATGCCATTCATATACAGATGCTACAACATCGGCATGTTTGTAGAACAAATTATCAAGACTTGCAAGAGACGCTTGGTCTGCGTTGTCAATACGAACAGCATTACCTGTAGCGTCATCAATGTTGTAGATCTTAACAAAGTCTTTGATTGGTTCGCCAGCCTTGTTAGTTGCCTTAACTTGAATATAGTGTGTAGGTACGAAGTTTGCAATATACTGATCATATGGCTCAGTCCATTCGTTTTGTAATGCACGTTCATTGTAACGAGCAGCATCCATAGGTTGTGTTACTTTAACATTAAATCCGTAATCAATAAGGTCTTGGATTAAATCTTCATCAATAATATCTACACAGAATGTACGTTTATCTGCAAATCCATCACGGTTAAGACCTGAGAAATTACGGAAACGAAGACGTGAGTTAGGGAATGAAATACGGTTGTTGTTGATTGTAAGTGTCATGGTGTTATTTTCCTTTCTTTCTGTTGTGGTTGTAAGGAGAGTCTTCAGGGACTCTATCCTCACCCCACGAGTTTGCTAGTAATGCCGTGTCGAGTTTTTTGTGATTTGCGACATACCTTCCGAATTTTTTCTTTATTAATAGTGAATAAATATCACGTCGAACTTCATAATCAGACATTTTCGACATGAATGAGTTTGTGTTAGGGTCATATAGAAATGAACCTAGAAGTTCAGGGTGGTTATACAAGTAGTTTGCACAACGAGATATAGGTAACTCTTGTAGATATCGAACAGTCTTGTTGAATATATTATGACTCTTCCCATCTAACAAGTTAGGATTACGTAGGATTACTTCAAGGTCTCCTTCACAAGCATGGATATAGTATGTAATATCCTCAACAGATAATCCGTATGTTGGATAATACTCACAGTCCATAATGGTTTTAAATTCGTTGGTATCTCTATTCCAATTTTTTATAGCGCCAGTTTTATCATTTCCATACTTGTTGTTAATCCAGTTTGTGTTACCAAATAAGTCTCGCTCCCTTTTGTATCGTTCGCCTAATATACGTTTACCTCCTCCTTGGATGATACGTCGCATAGGCTGGAGCTCTTTGATTATCATGGAATAATCTCCTCGTAATAATATCCAGAAGAATACTTGACTTTAACGAACGAACCCCCAGACGTTTTAGTCGAATCAATATATACTTTCTCTTTGTTTGTAGGTCTTGAAGTTGTAGATGCATACAAGACGTAGTTATCATCTCCACGGAATAATACAGATTTGTGACTGTCTTCAACATCAATAGCCTCAATCTCTACAGAGAAATTTCCGCCAGTATCTTTGATTTTTTGTCGAATATAATCATCAATCTTGAAATATCCTTGGAATAGATACAAGCGTTTATTCCCAGCACCAAGTTCAAATATACATGCATCTTCCACAACACTTTCTTGTGTGTGTAGCGATTGTTGATAGTCGAACTCTAGTGATGACATATCTGCTTTGTTTCTACAAATATGAATGAATGTTCTATAATCCGAGACTACGTTATACAATTCATCAAACGGTCGCGGGTGTAGTTTATCTGGAATATTATACAGATATCTATGAGATAAAATCATAGTTTACCTTCTTTCTTTAGTTGTTGTACTCTGCGATATACCGTACTAGGACTGACATTAAAATAATCTGCACACTTAGCATCGGACATACCTACCATCTTTAACGATAGTAGTTCGTCCATATCAACATGTGCTCGATTACGTTTAGATTCCATGTGAGGTTTCATAATGTTAATTAAACGAACAATATCTTTATCATCCATCAATAATCACCTCACGCATGCCAATCCAAATCTTGTTGTACGTAAACTCAGATGATTTAACAAACTCTTTAAGTTCGTCCTCATCTTTACAAGGTATAGCAGAGATTTCGCGTACAGCATTCACGTTAATACTAATCTTACTTTTATCGTCTAAATCCAGAACAATGAAAGGTTGTTGTAAAGGTGAAAGCTCATACGCTTGTGTTAGTCGTTTTAGACTTCGTTTAGGCATTGCAAGTTGAAATACTTTAATACCCATTGTGTTTTCATCATCACCAGCTTGTGCTTGGCTTATTGTAACTAGATAAAGGATAGGAGACCTAATCCTCTCTAGAAAGTTAGACAACCATTTCTTCATCGTTCTTCCTTTCAAACATAGTGCCTTTGAACATGATATTACCATCACCTACTGCGTAAATAGCATCAACTGCTTTAGTACGTAAGTCGTTGTAATACATCATATCAATATCTTCAATATCTTTGAACTCGTCCCAGAGCTTCCATTTATAACCAGAGCAACCTGTAAGTGCATAAGGTTTATCGATAACGTAATTGTCAAAGTTAGAGTTAATGACCTCTTGTACAATCTCAGGTTCTACTTTAACCTTATTGGCAATACGTTCAATACGACGTTGTTCAACCTCTTGAGGAGTTCCTACTTGATCACGTTTAGGCAAGAAGGTCTCAATAGGTTTGTCGTAATGTAATCTAATAGATTGTGTAATATTTATAGGACGTTTAACAATAGCTTCTCCACCAGTACGAGATGGATAAATATAAGCATTCTTACCTACAAACTTGTTATTAACGTAAATAGAACCACCTTTGGCTTGTTTCAACATAGCGAATTCTTCTGGTTTAACAGATTCGTTAGTAAACAATGTCTTCTTAATATAAGGTACTGCGAATTGAGCACCAACTGCTTCCCATTTACCTTTTTCTTTCTCAGGCCATCCAATTTGTGCAATAAGAACTGCATCGTTAACCAAAGCCATACGTTCGTACGTGTGTTCATGTTCAAACTCATATTTATACTCACGAGCTCGTTGCATACAATAATCAATGATAGCTTGGTCGCCATTTGCAATCTTAATTGAGTCAGTCTTAATATGAACAACCTTGTATCCTTTTGCTTGTACTTCATGTTTAAGTTGTACCATAAATAAAGCACCACGTTTAGCAATACAATTGTCAATATTACGAGGGTCTTTGAATGTGTTAGGATATGGTGCAGATGTCATACCATAAATCATGTTGATAATGATTTTAAGAGCATGAGCAAGGCCTTTAGCCTCAGACGCATTCTCTAAGAACGGTTTAAGTTGTTCTGAGAAGTTCTTATCAACACCGTCAAACGCTCTAAGAGCTTCATCAATATGACCAGTTTTAATACCCATACGAAGTTTAACAATACCTGCAAACTTAGGAGTATAAGGGCCAAAATAATTCATGGCGATAAGACTATGAGGATGCATAGATGCAATATCTAATACTACAACATTCTCATATACTCCTGGGTCGGCATATACATATCCACCTTCGGATGTGCCTTCACCCATATATGTTGATTTAGGATTACCAAACTTGTCGTATTTGTATCCTGGGAATTCTTTAGCCAAGTCATACCAATTAAACTTATCTTGTGGTTTTTTATCATTACCAAATAAGAAACGTGCACCAAGTACCTGGGTTTTGTTGATTGGTGGTAAACCTGTAATTGTACATAGAATCTTACGAGCTGTAAATGCGTCTTGAGTAAGATGATATTTCCACAAGAACTCAGTTGCACCTACGTCATTCATACAATACTTACCAGCACGTCCCCAGTGTTCTTTAGCTAGAGGTTTATCCCAAGGAAACTCAAACTCGTCGTGAGGATATCCAGTCTGAATTTCCCATTTCTTAAGACTCATCTTAATATCATGGAACTCGAAGATATCGGCATAGTCCATAGAATATGCAGGCCCACGTCTACCTGGGTTTTTATCTCGTGGCCCATCAATAATCATTTGAGATTGATTAAAGATTTCAACAGGTTTCTTACCACAATACATGTCGTAGAAAATATGAGCATCGTAATCTCGGTTGTTAAATCCAACACGAGCTTTATTCATGATAGACGCACACATTGCTGGAGTGGGATTATACCATACACCAATTGTGTTATCTGGACTTGTCCACGACTCATTAGAATCCCATACTTCCTCAGGAATAGATTCAAAGAGTTGATTGTGAGCAATCTTAGGGTCTTCAGACAATGTCTCATCGTATTTCTTGAAACAAAGAATATTCAAGTTAGGATATACTTCCAAGTCATAGAAGTATATATCTTCTTCTGGAACGAATAACGATTTAGATTGTGTTACTGGTTCGTCTTCGATAGTTTTCCAGTTGATAGACGCCCATACTTTATAAGCATTCTCACGTTGGTGAGAACTACTCATTGCAAAGTCTTTAACCTTATACTTCATATCAGACAAGTCATATTTAAGACCTTGTTCTTCTGCATCTTTCATACTTTTAGCAATAAAGTCTACTTCAGGTTTTGTAGCACCATGATGCTCTTTATTTAAACATTTCTCAACGAAACCTCGTAGACTTGCACTAGTCCATACAATATCCTCTACATCTTTAAACACTTGTTCATCCTTTCTTAAAGGAAGACCAGAAGAAATATGAGCAATAAACTCATTGTTAGATTTGGTATACTTACGACGAAGGCTTGTATGGCCTGTGAATTTCTTAATCTCAATTCCAGGTTCAATCTCATTAGCTAAGTCCTCAACATTACCATCATAAATATAATGAAGGTGAATACCTCCTCCAGACTTGGATACTTCTGTATAAGTCTTAGGATATAGAGATGCTTTAGCCAAGTTCATAGCCAAGTCTTTCTCACCTTTGTCATTCTTCAAGTCGAAGTCAATAACAATATGGTTGTATGGGACACGTACATAATGTAATCTTGTTGGGTCTAGGTCGCTCAAGACCGTTGTACAGTTATCCCATTTACGCATTGGTATACCATCTTCTGTAGCGTATTGTGCAGGTACATCGTGATATTCTACATCAAACACGTTGTCCTCCTTTGTGTGTTCAGTTAACTCAATAACTGGTTGTTCTTTCTTTTCTTCCCTAGCTTTTTGATGTTTCTCCTTCAACAATTCAGGGAATACTTTTTCTCGGTTCAAATCACTGTACCAGTTACGGACAATAGATCCGTCTGGCATTTCATGTTTGTCCTCAAACTTATTGAAATATAAAGTTAAGTCAGATTCCAACTTACGTTTGACACCAGTTGTATTCCAACCAATGTCTTCCAAGAACGACTCGAACATAGATGCTGCTTGTTTAAAACTAACACCGTGTTCCAACTCTTCATAATACTCACGCAAGAATTTAAATACTTTATCAGAGTACTCGATGATATTAGTATCCACATCTTCTGCGTAATAGTCTGCACCCATATCATTAAACTTATCAATACATAATTGCGCAATTTGTGGTACTTCAAATTTAATAGAGTTCATGAGTTGTTTGTATCGTGTATAATCTACTTTATTTCTTGTAGGCGATACAACGAGAGCACGACGAGTAATACCTGAGTCGGCATTATGTAATTTGAATCGTTCGTTAGAGGCTGTGATGAGAAGACCATTAAAGATAACAGGATATCCTTGTTTGTAAAGCTTACGAATAATCACTGGTTCATGTGCTGTAAGTTTCAACAAGTTCTGTTCATTTGTAATCTTACTTAAATCACTATCGGTATCCATCAATACTGGAACTTCTTTAACATCTGCTGTAGCAAATTCAGAAGAACTTGTAAATCCACGTAAATCAATAGGTGCTTGGTATTCTCCAATAATGAGCTCCAACACCTTAAGGATTGTAGATTTACCTGAACCTTTTGGTCCGTAGATGAATAAGAATTTGTGGATATCAGGCATACTTCCTGTCAGTAGTGCACCCATAGCCCACAATATCTTATCTAGTTCTTCCTTGTCATACAATACGTTAAAGAGTTCACTAAATGCCTCAGTTTTACCTTCTGTTGGGTCGTAAGGTAATTTGTAAGTTGAATAATCTTCTTTCTTAACTTCGTCAGAGAGAAAGAATATGTTGTTGTTAAATGTCTTATCATCTTCGGATTTAAAACGGTTAACGAAGTCGTCAAAGCGTTTCATAGCACCTGATGAATGACGTTGCATTAGGTGTGGAGTTATATCAATACCAGGGTTTAGAGATTGCATTGCTGATGTATAATTGAAAATAAGTTCATCAATATATTCAAACAATCCTTTATAACCTAGTGTCCATTTTTTATCATTCCACCATCCTATGACGGTTCCACCTTTAATAACTATATCATCGTCTTTAATAAAGTTGAAGTCAGGATATACAACATACTTATTTTTCTTAGTTTCTCCAACTACAATTTCTATAAATTCTGGAACAAACCCTACTTCATTTTTGTTAGGGTAATTCATTGTTCTCCTTACATTTCGATATGTGTAATCTTGTCAAGGAATATCATCTTACCATCACCATAGTAATATGTACTCCCATCGTTAGCTGCTTTGCGGAAATTCATGTATTCTACAGAGTTTAAATGTAACGGAGTCCAATCTCCATTAACAAAATAAACTCTCATAGCATAGACTCCTTCTGGTCCTGGTGTAGCCATACCTATACCTCATCCATATTATCATATAGATAATTGTTGAAGTCATTGATTTCGTTTCGGATAGCATTCTTGGCGTCGTCCATTACAAACCAACCAATGTTGTCTTCGTTGATTGCTAGGACGCCATAACCATATCCAGTACGCAAGTTGTGATTGAACGCGTCTTTAATACGGTCAAAGATCATACTCGCATTTGTGTCTGGGTCAAATACATCAAGCTGTTGTAGCATGATAGCAGCAATTTCAAGTTTACTAATTTCGTCATATTCTTGTGCAAGGAAATCAACAGTATTAGCAATGAAGTTACCGTAAGTAACAAAATCGCTATACACAGTTCCAGTTCCAAAGAAGTTTTCAAGTTGTTCAAGCATCTTCAAGCGGAATTGTTCATCATCATCGTACCACAAGTCAGGGTCGATTGGATAATCGAACATTTCATACATTTGTTTGATAATATTTTGTGTAGAAATATTGGCAGTGTCGTAATGACCTAGATTATAGAAATCACGAGTCCACTCACGATATTGGTCTGCATCAACACGACTAGCCTCTTCCACAATACTAGCTAAGATACTATCTTTATAAATAGAAAATGCTTGAGGGCTATTCGCATCAATTTTCATATCATCTACCTCAATAATCTTTTCTTCACGTTGGTTAACTTCAAACTGTTGTAGAAACTCATCACGTTTCTCAGTTTGCTTATTGACATCATTTACAATGGTCTTCACTTCTTCAACCTGTTCTACTGGAGCTGGGCCAGTAACTTGCGGTTGATATAAAGGAACAACCTTGGATTTTTTAGGTTGCTCTTCTTTTACTTCTAGTTTTACTTCCATAACTTCGACATTTGTATATTTGTCAAGAGCGTTGTTAAGCTCTACGAGTTTTTCATTCAAAACATCTAGTTGTTCTTCTAACTCTTTGTTAGATTTCCATTGTAAATAATTATAGATTAGGGCAGTAGTAGAAACTGCGCCCAATCCAATAATTGCTAGTAATGATTTTTTATTCATTGTGTTATCCTTTCTAATGCCCGAATCTCTCGACATGAGGCTTCTTCTTATATCAGTGCTTGTCGTTGTTTAACATCTCCTGTTAGCAGCACGACCCCAGCTTTACTGTCTAATATAAGGTCTTATCCTTTAGTTGCGTAGTAATCGTAGTGTGGCGCACGAGCGAATGATACGAAGAAACGGTCTTTCTTGAATACAACACCGTCTTCTTCCACAGTAACCGGTACAACCTCAACACGACAGTCGAATGAACCAGAAGCACTACCTGCAGACCACACCATGTCACGTGCACGTTTATAATCTACTGGTGCAGCATCACGATGAGATGCAAGTGATTCTTTTGGAATACCGAATGCAAGGAATACATCACGTAATGTAACATATCCTTGTTCATTTTCAGCACGATAGATACCGACACGTTCAGCAAGTGTATCACTGTCTCGAGCTTCAGGATTACCATCGTTCAACACACGCATTACTGCTGATTCAAGAATACCATAATCATATTCTCCGCCTTCACGCAAGTCACTCAACAATGGGCTTGCTTCAACGAAGAACCCTGCTTCGGATACAAGGCTAGGTTTCTTGATAGAGTCTACAAGTACAGATTTCTTTTTCTTAGCTTCATCTTTGCTTTCAGGCACACGTTCAAGTTCTTGTGTGATTTGTGTTGCCATTTCAGGATGGTTTTCTTTCAACCATTCCTTGTATTTGTCAAGCTTGCTTGAGAGTGTGTTGTAAGCGAGTGTTGTAGCTGCAAGACGTTGTGATAGAATACGTTGTCCATTAAGGATCAAAAGACTTGAGGCTGTAGCTCCTAGAACTGGGCCTGTTACAGCTTTAGCAATAGTTTTAACACCATTAGCTGTAGATGCTCCTTCTTCTCCCGCTTTAGCACGTTCAAGTTCTTCAACACCTGCTTCAATTGCAGGACGAGCTTGATACAACATATATGCAGATGCACCTAGACCGATAAGACCTACACCTGTACAAATATAAGGGCTGTTACGACGTCCCCAACGCAATACTCCATGATACATACGATTTACTTTTACTGGTACTTTGAATTTCATAATAATTTAGATCCTTTCTTATTTTGGCATTTCAACAATGAGGTTTTTAAAACCAGCTTGTTTGTGAAGATATTCTTTTGCTACGTCTACCAAATATGGTACGACTCCAAAGCAAATAACTTTAACAACTTTCATAACTTTTTTCTTGTTCCAATTCTTAAACATAATAATATCCTTTCTAAACGTTTGTGATTGGTGGTAGTGTAATAATATAGTATCCATTAGGATTACGTACAGTACGGGCTCCTTTAAGGTCAACCCACCCTACATTATTATCTGCATATGTTACATTAATACCAGCTTGGTCTGCACCTGAGATAGAATAATAATCACCTACAGATACATAACCTTGATCAATAATGTATTGACGCATTGTAGCTAATACATATTCTGCATCAGCCTGAGTATAATGCTCCACTTGTGTATACTCATTACGTGGAACTGGTGCTGGTTGTTGTTGACGCTGACGTGTATTTCCCATTTGATTATAAGGCACACGATTTGCGTGTTGTTGTAAACCATTACGAGCACCTGCTACAGCACCACGACCTGCAGCATTAATCCAGTTACCACCATTGTTACGTCCTCCGTAAATGATAGCGTTCAACGCACCTTGACTTGCATTATAGAGCATGTCTTTAGATGCGGGGATAATAGAATTAATAAACGTGTCGTGTGCGAGTTGTTTAAATCCTCCTTCTGGCGTTAGGGCAATCACTGCTCGTTTGAACAATGATTTCTTTTTGATAGGGACTGGTTTAACTTCCCTTACTTCTACCTTCTCAGTAACCTCAACAGTTTCCTGAGTTTCAGCTGGTTCTTGAACTTTAGTCTCTTCCGGACTAGGTTCAATTTTGTCGTAGTCTTTACCCATTGGGTACCTCCTAAAAAAAATTAGAGACGGTAGCGTCTAGATTGTGATGGGACTCGAACCCACCGTCCGCATTAAATCTGTCGCTCTACCTCTGAGCTTACAATCTTAGACATAACCATCTCTATTATACAAGTGGAAATTATTTTGCTTGTTTGATCGAATCGAAACGAATATACCATCGGTCTTCATCGTGGTTAAAATACGAATACGTGGCGTATACATTGTTAGTGATTTTCTTAAGTTTACCATTAAGATAGACTGCAATATCATTTACACAATCTTTCTCTTCATCAACTGGTAAACCAGAGAATGGATCAAATGTATAAATAAAGTTTTCTTTCTTTTGCATAAGAAGACCACCAACAATATACTTATCGTTAATCAACAAGAAATTCTCAGGCAACATTTCAATCTTGTTGCTAGGAATATAGCTATTCATAATACATCTCCTTCAATTGTAAATTTACTATCGGCAAATCCATTGTCAATAATTTGCTGGTCTACATCAGTTACTTTACCAATAAAATCAACATTCTCCAAAATATCACGAAAATGGATAACGAAATCGTTTTGAATTAACCCTAGGTTAAAAGCATCAGCTTGTGGGTCATCAAATAAATCGTCAATCTCAATTCGGAACGTGTGTCCGTTGGCGAACATTGTATATTGATAGAGCGTTCCATCAATTTCAAATCGTCTCATAAAGTTCTATGATAGATACGTGCATATTGGTATCCATCTTTTCCCCCCTCGTTTAAATATAATTCTTCTCCTTAATCAAGAATGCGAAATCCTTTTTGTAGAAGTGACTCTTGTGCTTCTTTATAATCTGTAAATACGTTATCTACAATATACCCGTCCTCGTAGAACTCATGTTCACGTACAGTAATAAATACTTTCATACAACCTCCAAAAAAAAAAGGAAGAGTCGTAAAACTCTCCACTAATAAAATCAGAACCTATCTCCGTCGATGCGTTTATTGATCACCTTGCGGGTGAAGTCATTAATAAAATTGCCTTCGTCAGAGTACAATGTGCTGTAAATGACTACAGCGCCTGATGTTACACTTCCTACTACAGTAGCCCAGAATTTCCAAGCTCCTTCGCTAATTTGTTTCGTAGGCTTTTCTTCTTCTACAGTTACTTCACTGTAAGAGTTGAAAGCTTTTCGAATCTTCAATAGCTCATTAACCTGTTCTTCGAACTCTTCTTTAGAGTTAGCTTTAACAACAAGCACCTCGTCTGCTTTATCAGCAATACGACTCAGCGTCTTTTCGTCAATTTTCTTAATGCGTTCTTCAGCACTCAATGGTACCTCAACAAACATTACATCTTCGAATTTAGTTTTAACTTTATTTAGTAAATCTTTCATATTTATTTACCTTCCTTTCTATAATACGGGCGGAAAATTAAGACAAAGCGTTTGTGTGGTAAACGTTGCCATATTCCTGTGTAGTAATAGACCATGTCGTTGGTTTCATAAATATAGTCTTTTACTAAAGATGGTTCTTCTGAGTTATTCTTATCAATGTTTACGATAAGATTTAGGTCTTCGTTTCGTTGTATTACTTCTTCAGAAACAATATAGTTTCCGCATAATACGGGTCTTACAATTAGCTGGTCTTTTAATGTCATTTTCTATTCCTTTTCAAATAAGATTGGTATTCTGTATCCCATTGCTCATTACGCTTATCCAATACGTCTAAACATTGATGTTCAATATGTGGCATAAAATATAATACAATCTGTAAATTAGACATTAGCAAGTCTATTTCTTCAGGCGTACATAGTTCATTGATTATAGACATAGGATTTACAGATAATCCATACTCGTCCATATATTCATATAATTCTGTTTCGTCAGGATATGTAAATCCTGCTTCAATATTTTCAACGTATTCCATTGTGCGTTTGTATAAGATCCTACAAATTTGATTGTTTATTTTTGAGGGCAATATCATTCCCATTTTAATTTCATCCTTTCAAAAAAAAAAAAGAACCCGAAGGTTCTTAATGTGTAACATTCTTATTCTTCAATTTCTGAAGTATTAACATCTACATCTTCGTCAACAACTTCCTTGAATTCAGCATCTTCGATCGTATCAGGTTGTACTGTATCGTTTCCTCCGAACAGAGTTTTACCAGCAAGCACGCCTGCCCCAAAGATAGCAATACCTTTAACCGCTGTAGCTAAAGCTTTCTTAGGATTTTCCTTGATTTTATGGAATGGATCAAATTTCTTTGTCTTTTCCACAACTTCAACTTCATCTTCAGTCTTCTTTTCTACTTCAGCAAGTTCAGTTTTTACTTCTTCAGTTTCAGCAGCTTGTTGTTCAACTTGTTCAGTTTCAACAACTTCAGTTTCAACTTCTTCAACAACTTCTTTTACTTCTTCAACTTTTTTGTTTTTCTTAGACATAACAATGTCCTCCTATAATTTTTATTTTAGAGTGTTACCTCTATTATATAGCCAGAAAAAAAAGAGGGCAGTGAGCCCTCAAGAGTTTACTAGAAAATCACTTCTACAAGTTTCATGATAATTTCAGCTAACACAACCATACCTGCAATACATAACAACACGAGCATTGTGAAAATCCATTTAAGGAAATTCAATCCAGCGTCGCACGCATCGTCAATTCGTTTCTGAGTTTCATCAGAATATCCAAGTAGTTTTTTCATAGTTATATTCCTCTCTTTCTATTACATTAGAGGTAAAAAAAATAGGGCCGTAGCCCTAATCTCATCCTTTATTTAGATATTTAATCCCTAGGATAATTAAAGCCAGCCCAATAATAATATTCATAAGTTTGTTCTCCTTTCTCTTTCTATTATATTAGAGGTAAAAAAAAAAGGGACTTGTAAATCCCTATTCGCTATACTTCCAGAATGAACTGATTATCATCATTATAAACATGAATCCTGAAATCCCAATTGTAACTTCAAGAGGGATATTGCTATTAAAATAGCTAAATATCGCATTCTTGAGATTAATTACAAATTGGTGAAAGCTTTCATCATATTTATATTGTATTGTTAACCAATGCCCAACAGCATGGAATAGTATAATAGCGAATCCGTATATGATTCCCATCCCTTTGTTCTTGAATTTATTCATTTTTAAATTCCTCTCTTTCTATTATACGAGAGGATAAAAGTGTGTTACCTTTCACAATAACACACCTAAATATTACCAAGTCTTATCGTATCTACGTTCTAGAATACCGTAAGTTTCCCCAGTAATATCACCTATAGTAATCCAGGCTTTCTGACCGTTGTAATCAATTCGACCCCAATGATAATCACATACGGTTGTGGTTTTATCCATCTCGTAAGTCTTGTCGATTATGGCTGTACCTACAATCTCAGCAGTCTTTGTGCAATCTGCACGAATAGGTACTGCGATCTTTGGTGTAAAATGAGTAGGGTCGCCGTATATATCAATGTAGGCTTTCGATAATTCCTTTATACGTCTAATCTTTTTCATTATACTTTCAGCATAGAGACCAGTGGCTCCTGGATTAAGAACACCAAATACACGAACATATACTGGAGCAGCGCTTGTCCACCAATAACATTTAAGAGGTAGTTGATTGGTATCCTCGTATGTACCTTGGATATATTTCATTTCCTCAGTATTATGCACACCTTGAATAACATTGATTTCACCATTATAAAACCACAATGTACCAGGGTTCCAGTTGTTTGGGTCTCCTTTAATATTGAAGAAGAAACTAACAGGCATATCAATCCACCGCCTTACCTAGTTGTTCGTAAATCTTATCCAGTGCTCTCTTAATTTCACCTGTTTGAGACCCAGGTTGTAAAGTACCAAATAAACGTACATATACAGGTGCTACTTTAGCATCCCATACATAACCCTTCAATTCAAGACCAGTACATTCTTTATACACATCTTGAATATATTTGTGTTCTTCTCCGTTGTGGATACCTTGTACTTCGTTGATTGAACCGTTATAAAAATATACAGTTCCTGGGTTCCAATTTCCTGGGTCATTTTTTACATTAAATCTAAAAGACATTGCCATATCACTGCACCGCCTCTTCCAATTCTTTAATAATCTTATCAAGAGCATCTTGGATTTGTTTAGATTGCGAACCTGGATTTAACAAAGCAAATAGATGTTTATACTCTGATTTACCCTTTTCCCAAGTATAACCTTGTAATCCGCGACCAGTACAATCCTTGAAAATCTCTTGAATATATTTGTGTTCTTCTGAGTTGTGGATACCTTGGATTTCGTTGATAGCTCCGTTGTATAGATATACCGTTCCAGGGTTCCAGTTATCAGGGTCGTCCTTGATGTTAAACCTAAATGCCATTACAGGGTATGATGGCTCGCTTGACTCTCCTTGACCCCCATATCCTTCGCCAAGAGTACCGTCTTTCCAAGCTTGGTCTAAAGCATCCAAATATCCACCATTAGAACCATTTACGCCATTACGGATGCTTGACATTTGGGGTGCATAACCAGCATACCCTACTGCGGCGTAGTTATATGCAGCACCACCTTGTGTGAACAAACCCAATGTAAAAGCATTAATATCTTGTTTACCTGCACAATTGTATCCATGACCTGCAATCAAGTAAGTCCAGTCATTAAAGAAGTCACTCATATTTGCATAATGCATATAAACTCCACCCTCAGCAGCAGGACGAGCACTACCACTTGTAACTACTACACCAGAAGGACGAGTTTGGGCTCCACCAGTCATACCAGACCAGTTATTATCTGTTCTACCAACGTAAGACGCACCCCACCACGATTCTAGGTATAACTGAGAGATACAACCAGACGGAAGTAAGTTACGTTTAATACACCAGTTAAGTAATGCTTTTTGATTTTCTGCAGAAAATGTATGACCACCATAACTAATATCCTTAACAGGAAATCCTGGTCGCTTCTCTCCACCAGATGACCCACTCGAACGACCCGCATCAGAATATGGAGGTCGTGTTACACCAAGCCAAGACCCATCAATTTGTCTATTTACATACACACAAGGCCCACCATATCCGTTTGTACCATAGTTCTGGTCGATAGAGCGAATACTATTACCATTACGAGCAATGATAAGCCCTGTATGTCCATACCCGTGACCAGGCTCTGATTTACAAAAGATATCACCTGGTGCACATTGTGATGCTGGTAATACAGCCCAGCCATTAGCACGACCTGCGGCTAACATGTCAATACCATTTCCAGGCATACGTTTACCGAAGTACCATTGTGCTAGCGCATTTGGTAAGTCTACACACTGCATACCGTATGCTCCATCAATGTCGACCCCAGTATGACGATTGGCCATATCCGAAAATCGATTAATAACTTCTGCTACTGTTACCAAATAACAATCCTCCTTGAAAAAAGACCACAAGCGGTCAAATAAGCTTGCAGTCTAATTATTTATTCGTAATAATTTACGAGGTCGTCTTTGTTCCAGCATGAGAGCCATACTGTACCGAATTGACCAAATTCGAATAGACGCCAGTAATAACCACCATAGTATCCGCCATCTTCGGTATCAACAATGTTAGTTTCATCACCAGCGAATGAGAAGAACATTCCAGCTTTAAAGTCTTTAGACTCTCCGTCTGGAAGGTCATTACCATCTTTATCAACCCAGTTAACCATATCAACTGGGATACCATTGCTCGTCCAGTCAAACCCAATTGGCGCAAGATAATCGCATTTAATTTGCCAAATACCGTTAACAAATTTAACTTCATTGGCTTCATAATATGCTTTCTCTTGTTGTGGATTAACAACCGTATTAGGTTGATTATTTGTTTCTGGAGCTGAATCAGCGTAACGCCATACCTCAATGTAAGCTGGTTTGTTCCAACCATAATAACTATCCCATGGATAAGTATTGATGGCTTGTCCAGGTGCTCCTTGTGTTGAGTAATCACAAGAGATGAAGTTAACACTGTCAAGCATTACACCTACGTGTCCTCCAGCACCACCAGATGAAGACATATCCGCACCCCAACTCATAAGGACAATATCACCCATAAGTGGCTCCCAGTCTTCATTACGACTTACACGATAGAAACCGTTATTCGCAAGTTGTTGACCAAGAGTGACAGTTGAAGGAAGACCTTGAATACCGATACCAGCTTCTTTCAAGGCTTGTGATACAGTACCAGAACAATCTCCAGTGCCATCAGAGCCATTACGAGACCCGTACATTGAATATGTAATAAGACCACGGCGGGCTACAAACCAATTTACAATAGATTGTTGAACACTCATTTAGAATACTCCTTGTTTATTTTTGAATAGATTGTTTAATCTCCGCGATAGTTCTCTCTAACTCTTCGACCTTCTGTTTTAAATCATCAATTTCTCTTGTAGGTAATTGGGATTTAACTACAATAGGGTCTTGCGCAAATTTATTTTGTTCCATAACCTGTAGGAAAAAGTTATTATATGTTGGAAACAATCCATACGCTTGACTAACAGACAATGATGAAGATTTTATTTCTTCAATACTTCTTGCAAGAGAGGAGTTTTTATTAGCCCAATTTCGCATTGCGTCTTGTAGCCATGGCGATGCAGGCGAACCGTAACTTGGATTATCAACAAGATATAAATGCCCGACATGCTCTTTATCAGCCTTATCAAGAACAGCCTTATAATTTTCTTTTGTGACGTTGTAAATACAATGCCAGAACTTATTATAAGGTTGTGATAAATAATACGAAGGAGTGACTTCACGTGAGCCTTTGATATAATTGTCAGCAGAAGACTCGAAGTTCATGAACACATCAGCAGAATCCAACAACGATTCAGCGATATTTGAACCAGGATTAGCTACTACGATGAAGTCTTTTCCGTAAACATCTTTGATACGTTTACCCATCTCAATATATTTAGGAATAAGACTAGCTTGTTGTGAAAATCCATTAATTGTTTCATCTAGAAACACACCTTCAATTGTATACCATTCTTGGTATTTTTTGATTTGACTGATAATAGAGTCAATCTCGATTTTACCGTATCCAGTTGCGACATACCCAATTACAGTGGCTCCTACTGCTTTAGCTCGAATAGATTGTTTGACATACATATCATCTTTTTGGTCACCAGGCCCACTATTAGGATTAATAATAACAAATCCGAGTTTGTCAGACATAGTAATGGCTTGGTTCCACTTAGATGTTGCTTTCTGGAAATCAGGATACCAATAACTAATAGGACTGATAAATCGTTCACCATTAGATGGGTTTACCAGTTCGTATTTATTATTGATGATATCAGATTGAGCTTTTTTAATATCTTTACCTACAGCTTTAGCAAACTCTAGATTGCTCATATATTATTACCCCTTAGCTGCTGTATATGCTGCTACCAAGTCTTCAGTTTCAATAGCTGTAACACGATTACCAAGCTCTGTAAGTTTAGTAATAATACCAGAATCAACATTACCACCACCAGCGGTGATTTTATCAGCAAGCTCTTTAAGAGTATCAAGCTCTTCAGGAGCTCCACCAATAAGGTCTGTTTTAGCTTGTGCGATTGCAGTGTTAAGTTGTTCTTGAGTGATTCCTGTTGTAAGACTAGATACTTCAGTTTTATCAGCTTTAAGAGCGATAGCAGCATCAATACGTTTAATATCAGCACCTACGGCTGAGAATGCATTTGAAAGATTTGACATAGAGTCCTCCTAAATCTTAGCAAGGTTGTAAATGTTAAGGTAATCTTCACCGCTATCGACTAACCCTGCTTGTTTAATATCGTTAGCAATGACGCGTAGTTTCTCTTCATATGCATCAGGAGGAATAAGAGTATCCCCTCCGAAAGAAGATTGTGCTACTTTGACTTTGTATTTGTTAGAAGGGAAGATATGACCGTCTACCTTAATCTCAAGTAGATATTTACCATATTCTAAACTCTTCCCTAGAGCGAATGTGACAACGCCGTCAACAACTTTAACATTCTTAGAGAATTTAATTTCGCCAAGTTGAGACAATGTAACAATACCTTCTCCGGTTAGAGGAAATACGTTCCTATCGTCGTCTAAGATTTCGAATGTAAATTCTGAAGAAGTGTCTCCGCTTTTGATAACATCGCCACCATCAATAAGTCTGAGGGACGTCATCAATTTAGACATGGGTTACTCCTTTTTTAGTCTTTGCGTGGTTCGTGATAATTCAAGGCTTGTTCACTATCACCCACACCTTTAGTTGTTGGGTCTGTAACAATACCAAGGATAACCAAGATAACAACAAGAGTATTAACTCCCTCTTGGATATTGCTAGGGATTGTAAGTCCAAACTGTTGCAGCATCAAGAATACTGCTGAGATAAGAGCGATAAGTGTAGTTTTGTTTTGTAAACGTAATTTAAAATTAATCATTATTTTTCTCCTTTTTAACTTCATCTTCATTCTTATGAGGGTCTACTCTATCCGACACATATTTGGTAATAAATGGAATTCTAATACCAATAGCTTCCCCATTTTTTAGAATGGACGCTGCATAAGAAAAGAATAAATAATAAATAAACATATCAGCTTCTGTTGTTACATTAGCCAATACAGCTAAAGGGTAGCTTATTGCTACAGTTACAAATATAAATACATGACTACCAAGGCCTTCTTTGCTTATTGTGGAAGAGAATTCCTTACGAGCCCAGCTTCTGATATATCCTAAAGTAATATCAAGAATAATCACCCAGAATGTAGCAGCTACCATAAGA